TGCCATGCCGAGCACGACCCACACCTTACGGCTGATGGCCGCCTTCCCACTGGTGTCCCATCGCTATCGGCTATTGTTAGCCAAGGCGGTGGGCAGGTGGGTCCACGCCTCGGGCTTCGACTGGACTAAGGAGCGCGTTGGCGCCCTGGTCCAGTATCTCCTGAAGCTCCGAGCCGGGGAGAACCCCTGCAGGCCCCCGTGGTGGTCCTCTCGGTACCTGAGTTACGCCGAGAGGGTGGCCACCACGGCCTCCTTCGAGAAGTTTCTCCAGCTCGTCCAGGCCTGGAGGACGGCTCTTACGGCTTATGGCCGTTTGAAGTCCGTGCCTTCCAGGAGGGACGTGGAGAAGTTCGAGAAGGCTGTGGGGTCGGCTCGCGTCCTTACGGTGCCTCTCGCCTCCGGGAGAGTAGTCGAGGTGGACACCGAAGATTGGAGATCCCGGTTCCCTTTCCGGGCCCACTTCGGTATCTCACCCCGACAAGTACTTCCGGAGGTTCGAATCCACGGAGAGGTCCTCCCCAACAACCCGCTGTCCCTGAAGCTCACCACCGGGAAAGGGTATTATACCCAGACCGGTGAGGAGTTGTTCCGGGATGCCTGGTGGATTATGCAGGATCACATCCTGCACCCACCTGGGACCGTGCCCGCCTATTGGCCCATGCTCCCGGTCCTGCCGGACTTCCGGCCGGAACCAGGACAGGGCAGAGGGCATGGCGCGGTGCGTTGCCGGGTTCAACCGGATGGGAAGGCGAGGTTTTACTTCGCCCCACCGCGCTGGTTGCAATTCCTGTTGGACCCCTGGGCGAGGGAGTTATACTCCCAGCTCAGGAAGGTCCCGCAGGACTTTACGTACAACCAGGCGGCAGGGGCGGAGTTGGTCGCTGAATGGTTGAGGTCGGGAAAGACCGTGTGGTCCTTCGACCTCAGTTCGGCGACCGACCTCTTCCCCCTACCGGTCACCCGGACGGTTCTGTGGTCCCTATCTTCGGATAGGAACAGACCGTGGGTGGACCTCTTTTGTTGGATTTCGAGGCTCCCGGCTCGGACGGCCTACCCTGGGGCCCGCTCAGAGGTGGTAAAGTGGCGATGTGGGCAGCCCCTCGGGACTGTCCCATCTTTCGCCGCTTTCGCCCTTAGCCACCACGCAGTGGTTAGGGCCCTCTGGGCTCGGCTAGGAGGCGATCCTAGGTCGGCCCCCTACTGTATTGTAGGGGACGACTTAGTTATCGCTGACCCGAGGTTGGCGGAGGCCTACCGAGACTTTTCCGCCCTTTTGGGGCTGGAAATCTCGGAGCCGAAGTCCCTCGCAGGGAGGCTGGGTGAGTTTGTGGGGAGGCTCATTGCCCC